AAACTGGCCTGATTACGACTGCCCTTGCTGCTGTTGCATGACTGGCAACAAGCAACTGCGTTCTCGAATGAGACCACTAGATCAGGTGCTTTGCTAATTGGAATGATGTGATCAACGGTTGCAGCTGGAGCCGAGCAATAGAAGCATGACCATTGGTCGCGAGCCAACACCTTTAACCTGAATGCTTTATAGTCTCGCGTTAATCTAGGATCTCCACGCTTAGCCATTACATATCACCATAACAGGTATCACATATCAACCAGTCAAGCATACGGATCAGCTCATCTACTATGACCTGCTCACCGCATCTGGTGCAGTTGCCATATTCCATTACTGCCAGCCTTTAGTCTTTAGATGATTTAGTGCTTTGCAATAGTCCGGCATCTCATGGTCTAGACCATAGCGCTTAGATACATAATACCAATAGATATAGAACTGATAGTCATAAGGCTTGCCCTGCATGGACTTACTACGCATCTGATAGTAACCATAGTGTGATCCATTAACTGCTAAACGATCCCATCGAGACTCTCTATATACGATCTCATTGTGGCAGTTGTATTGCTTATCACTTAGCTGCTTATTGGCTAATACTTTTAAAGGCACTATTGAAGCCTCAGATCTAGGCATAAGTGCCATAGATAGAGATATCCCAATAACGACGGCTAACTCTCGCGCTACGCCTTTCAGGCGCGAGTTGAAGCCTTGATGGCTTCTAGCCGATAGTGTACTCCTAGTGTCTAGTACCATCAGCATAAGTCCTGCTCAGACGGCGTGTCGAGATCGAGTAATTGCTGTAACGCGTAATAAGCCTGTTGTGGAACTACGCCATTTCCTAGGATCTTATATAACTCTTGCGCTGGGAAGTCGAACTCTGATACCCAACCTTTTTCTAAGCCCATCATGTATTCAATAAACTTTAGGTTGACTACCTTTCCGTCCAATGGTGGCGGCGGATCTTGCATGAGCAGGTCAGCGCGTGGAGTAGATCCGCGCCCCAATTCCTGTGTCTGCCAGTCATGCGACCAGTCTGTGTGCTTGGGGTAGGCAACAATAAAGAGTCTGGCTCTTTGATGGGGTGCGCCGACATCGCTAGCGCGTACAATTTTCCATCGTGCGTCATACCCCAATTCGGTAAGGTCTCCAAGAACTCTGTCGAACCCAAGACTGAGATGCCCTCGGACATTCTCCAAGACGATGAACTTGGGTCGTAAACTCCGTATTGCTTCCACAATATGCGGCCAGATATGTCTTTCATCATTGACTCCCTTTCGTTGCCCTGCATGACTGAATGGCTGGCATGGATAACCAGCTGTAAGAATGTCTATTGGCTCTACGCTTGACCAGTCGATCTTGCTTATATCGCCATGATTTAAGTAACCGAAGTTCTCCTCGATTAACTCAGATGCGTACTTATCGTATTCAGCGCACCAGACTGTGTAAGCCCCGAAATACGCCTCTACTGCCATGTCTAGCCCACCGTAGCCGGTGCATAGTGAGCCTATTTTCATCTATTTATCCGTACTGTAGAAGCCTGAGCCTTTGAACTGAATGCCAAAGGACGAATATATCTTGCGCATAGGTTCATGACAGAACCCACATTCGACATCGTGTGGTTCATTTATCTTCAACTCCTTTTCGTAGCGAAGATTGGCTTCGCATAGATCATTCGTACATTCAAACTCATAGATAGGCATTACTGATCCTCACATGATTTGCATTGCCCAGTAAAAGTCCATTCGCCACAACCTGTGCATCGCTTGATATCTGCATCAGTTAAAGTATGGGCGAAATCGTCATAGCCTGCCTTTCGCATGAGATCGACCAGATCAGATAATCGAAGAAACGCTAGGTAAGACCCCACATCACTACCTTGTCCATTCAATCGGCTGACAACTACAGGAATTTCCCCTTTTCCTGTTGTTCGCTTTCCGACCTGATCGATCCATGCTTTAGGCTGGAAGGATGCCCGGGCTTTGACTTCAATATCAAAGTACGGAACCCCAGTAACATCACTTCCAGACCTACCTGCACCCGTTGCAAGAGCATAAGGCCAGCCATTTTGGCTGAAGTACTCCGCGACCAACCTTTCGGTCTTATAGCCGCGATGTTTTCTACTTTGAGACATTAGACTCCAGAGTTACTGCATGGCAATCTGGACATGACCAGGTAAAGCCAGCCGATAAAGATCCACCAGTTATGACAATCTCTGATACATCGAATTCACGATTGCAAAGACAGCATCGAGTAGTAATCCCTGAAGCATGAACGCTATCTCTAATCTTCTTATAGTGTTCAATAACATCAACATCAGGGAATGACTCCCATTCTCCGTCTTGGTTCATAAACTGTAGGCCGCTCATTATCCGCGCCCCTTCTGCTTTACCCATTTACCATCGCGGTTAATCTCTAACCACACAGGCTCGCACTTCTCCAAGAAACCACCTGCTGGGTTCTGGCATCGGAACTGCGCCCAAGGCTTATTGTTTTTCTTGGACACGCCTTCGCTAAAAGCCATAGTGCCATGCTGGCAAGTAGGAATGTCCTCATCGATCTTTTCGCCGCCTAATACTTCTTGGACTAGCGCAACTGCTTCACTAGCTGATGGCGCTGGTGAGACAGACTTAGTTGACCAAGGATCGTCCTCCACCGGCATTGTAATTTTGTCTGCTAACTTCTCAGCAAAGGTGTTAGGTAAAGGTTTATCTTGCTTAGCCTTTACTTTAGCCATTTCCTCGGCTGAGGGTCTTGGCTTGCCTTCGCTATGCTTTGAGATACCTCCTGTGTGAAGCGCTCTGCCGATCGCAGAACTCTCCGAGTTTTCGCATGCGCTAGTAGCATTAACGCCTCGACCACTAACAGTCTCCTCAGCGAACCCTGTGGCAAACGGCAATGGATCAGCGTAAGTCTTATATACGCTTGCTTTAAAAATATATCTATCATCTTTGTATGCCACCAGTTCTGTAAGAATTGCGCCATCGGGATATTTAGCCCAGAACTTTTCTAATCTCTGGTCAACCGTCTCGTACATTGAAAGATCAAACATAGAGTTCATTCTCCTCTGTGTGTAGTTGCCCGGCAATAGCCAGATAAGCGACCGCATCGACATAAGTATCGACCTTGGCTGTCTCCATGCTGCGGGCTATTTTGACGAGTGCCATGCAAGTCGCAACTTGATAATCTGTAATTGGCATCTCCAGATAACTCGACCAGAGGGCAGCCGTTCTTGCCATATTGTCTGACGGATGACCGTAGTCGAGACCTCGGTCTTGGATCGTTGCTCTTGCTTCGTTGAGGTAATCACGCGCCATCATGCTCTCACCTTATCGCGCTGCTCGTAGAACTTACGAACTGCTTTGCGGCCTTCGATGTAGCCTGTGTTAACGCCCATGGTATAGAACCATACGCAGCTGAGAGTCCAAAGACTCATCAGTATTCCGATTTCATAGATATTCATTTACTGCCCTTCTAGTGCGCCCTTCGCACCTTCTTGGCATAAGTGTTGCATAAATATCTGACTATCTGACGGTGTGTTGATAACGAAACGGTAACAATTCTCCATCGTCCATCGCATCGTCTATGGTGCGCTTGATGTCGTTATCTAGATCGTCCATAACGCCGCCCGGCAACTACGAAAGTGCCGTCCTTTTCGAGGTTAACTAGGGTTACTTGACTATCCTCAACGATGATAAAGGCCTGTTGCCAGTTCATAGTTCCCTTGGTATAGCCAGCCTTACGGACATCCATGAGATGCCCACCTTCTACGCCTCGCAGGATGCGCCCTATCTTGCCCCCAGAAGCCTCTGTAAAGGCCGATGAGCCAGCCCTATGAGTGTGTCCGCATACCACGCTTAAACCATGCCTACGAGCCGCTCCAAGGGCTGTAAGACCCGCGTTAGGGTTGATGCCCTGCTCGTCTCCATGAACTGCCACCCAGCCCTTAGCAAAGGCGTATGGCTTCTTATGGTAAGTAATGCCTAATTCATCTAAACGCATGAAGCGCTCAAACTTCAACTCTGGCAAGGCTAAGAATGCTGGAATCTTTTTCATGATCACATTGTAGAGACGATCTGTGTGATTAGATCGGATCATGTGAGCCTCTTTAGAATGCTCGACTAAAGACCAAAGAACTTCTACTGCCTGATCTCTGTCCTCGGCTAGTGTCTGCTCGTACCAGCCCGGCGTTCCGTCTGACCATCGGCTGATCTGTGGGAGGTCGATTTCATCTCCCAATGTAACCACGCTATCTGGGCGGTATGCCTTAATAAAAGATGCAACATTGCGGACAGCAACTTCGTCATGATATGGCACTTGCAGGTCTGGCACTATAACTGTGCGTTTCAAGTTTAATCCTCATCGTCATCGTCATAAGGGATGGAGTCGGGAAGTTGTGGCAGCCAGTTAGGTGTGGGCAGGATGGTTGCCGGGTAAGTTAAAGGTTCAAGCAAGATAGCCAGAGCCATCTCTGTTGAGAACCCTGCTCGTCTTAGAGATTTGTAATACTCATTTAGCCCGATGCAGTACTGATCGAGCATAGAGTAAGCCTCTAAGTCAATAGCCTTTTTGCGAGCCATAGGATTATTGTCGCTCTAAAAGTATGTTGTAAATCTCATCGACACGCCCATTGAGTCGTTTAATCTCCGACAGCAAGTGTGTGATCACATATCCCGCTAATCCACCCACTATCGCAAGCGTGGCAATATAAAGATTTAAGTAATCCGTTGGAGTCATCGCTTAGGTGTCGCATATCCAAAGACCCCAGCTAGTACAGCCCACAGGATCGAACGGTAATCTGCTGCGAAATTAGATGCAGCCCAAGCAGATAAGAATGCGCCTGCTGTGAGTAGGTAAGGGTTTTTCATGTTCATAGTGAGCCTCCTAGTAACGGGATATTAAAGAACGAACCATCTTGATCACCTTTGATGCTGAACGAGACATGCATATGATGGCGATGCTTGTTAATCCCAGTATAAGTTCTCCAGCGCCAAGCGCTCTTGGCTGAACAGATTTTGGACTCAAATATGATGTATTTGATCCGCTTGTCTGTCTTGGCAAGGAGTCGAAGTTGATCAGCAATGTCGGGCATGAGGTCGGGCTTGGCTTTACCAGATACATCTCGATCGACATCGATCGCGAAAACAATTCCTGACTCTGGACAAGGTATGTGGTCGCTAGTACCTGCTGACATATGTCTTGCATCCGCAATCCAGCCATCGGAACTACGATCGCGATCTGGGAAGGTGTCATCGAATTGCTCACGAAGTTGGACTCCAGCCTTACATAAACGCGGTTTCACAGGCTGAACACTCCCATCGCTTCAATTCATTAAGTGTTAATTCAGCGTGATCACATGGCATTGGTTCTATAAAAGCATCATCAATGGGATCGTAAGTAAAGCCAATCCCTGCATAGTTGTAGCGGATGTTGCCATTGTATGAAGTACGAATGCACTTCTGCCCTCGAAAGTTGCCATACCAAGTCTCAGGGTCTAGCCCTTCAATTAGTTCTGTTTCGTCTTTTCCAACAATAACTTCTGTAACTGTATTAGTTTCATCTAAGAACGCATAGTGAGCCATTAAACTGTCACCGTTCCTGTTCCTGCTGTAAAAGTATAAATAGTATTGCCGCCGCTAGTTGTTTTTGTATAAGTTAAGCCACCGCCAATAGAAGTTAAATCTAATTGAGTTGATGGGTAAGAAATAATAACTATGCCTGAACCACCTGCGCCGCCAGAACCATTTGCAGGACCGCCACCAGCACCACCGCCTGTGTTTACCGTTCCGTTGCCACCAGTACCAGAAAAAGCAGACAGACCGTTACCGCCGCCGCCTGTGCCGCCAGAACAACTCGACTGCTTACTTAACTTCTACTTTAGAGTTCCAGTCCACACAGTTCTCACCTAAAGACATGATGTACAACGAGGCTATTCAGAACTTATCAACTGAAATTGCTCGCGCTATGAATGTCCCGGCTTATTACTTATCAGCCGATCAGAACACGACTATGACTTATGCGAATGTTCAGGATGAGCGCAAGCAGTTCTACGCTCTATCCATCGAGCCTTACATCCAAGCAATTCAGGCGCGTCTCAGCATGGATGATATTTCAACATCTGGCCACGAAGTTCGCTTTGCGGTCTTTGATACATTCTTAA